TCATACTTGTTCTTCTCGTCATCTGTATCTGGATTGATACAAACTCCGTTCTTCATTTTTTTAGATTTAGACTTTTTTCCCTCTGTTTTCTCAACCTCACCCATGATCTCCTTGAGATCTTCTCTCCAGTTTGACTGTGCTTCTGTAGTTACACTTCTCTTTTTCATTGCCTTTTTGATGGCCTTATCTCTTGAACCAAGATATTCCTGAGATCCAGTCTCTACTTTACCGTCTCCATCATAATCTTTCTTTGCTTTCTTCATTGATCCACCACCAGCAGCTTGAGCCTTCTTCTCACCTCTTTCTTCTGGTGTTTGACCCTCATCAGTCATCTCTACAGATGCAATCTTAGGATCTGAACGTAGTTGTGCAATCTTATCACGAGTTGCAAAACGGATGTATGAAGAGTTAGTCTTCTTATCCTTTACACGAACCTTGAATTTAGTACCTGATTTAGTATCTTTAGTTGTTATTTCTTGTAAATCTTCACCCTCTGGTTCATGACTTAGTTTTAAATGGTCTGCAGCTTTGTATAATGGTTGACCAGTAATTACATTTGTCTTACCTGATTTCAACCCTTGATATGCTTTTGTATTACCTTTCTTATCAGCATTAGTTACAGTATAAGGAGCTCCCTCTACCAATTCTAGATCACCGAAGAACTCATCCCACTCTTTAGTTTCCTTAAATCCTTGGAATTTATTTGCAAGAATTGCTTTCTTGCGTGTAGGAATATCAAATAAATGTTGATTAGCCTCTACATATCTTCCAAACTGTTTGGGTGACATGTTGTATTTCTCTGCAAGAGCAGTGAAAGCATTAGATTTTCTGACAAGAACCTTTGACTCTTTCTTATAACCTTTGTTGGTTTTGGTCATATCCTTGAGACTTTTAGACTCCTCTACAACAGGAGTGCTAGAATTATCTTCTTGTATTTTTTTCCATGCATCTACGAAAGATTGATGCTCGTTTCTAATTGTCTTAGAGTCCTTCATTGTTATCCTGATTTTTTCAGACTTTGCCTAATTTTATTTATAAGTGGGTATTGTCCAGGCGTCATATTGATCAAATTATCTCTATATCCATCGGTTCCAACCAGTGTATTTGGGTGTATTTTGTCTCTCATTCGACTCTTCATATGGACTTCAGTGTATTCATTCAGATCTTTTAACCAAGATTTGAACATAATATTGTCCTCAGTCACTGCAATTACATAATTTGCACCAGCTCTAATGATTTTTCCAACCAATCCATGATTAAGATTCTCTACCATATCACCAAGACGGAATATATTTTTTGCAATATAATTTTCTCTGAGTCCTTCAAATGCAAGTTTAGGTGCGAACTCCCATGCTTCAGATTTGGTCTTTTTCATGGAGTTTTGGACTGTATTAAACAGTTTTTTCGCTGATTTATCGTCTAAAGCCTTGGAAATACCTGACCTAAACGTCTTATAATCACCGTCCATTGCAGCCTTTCTTAGTTTGGAGGCAGACATACCCTCCACACCTTTGGCATCGGAACTCCTTTCACCCGCCGATACAATGTTAATCTTGTCAAAATTGTATAATTGTCCGTTGTATTTATTCGCAAGGTTTTCAAACTCCTTGACCCTATCTGAACCAACCACAACATTGACAGTGGAGTATCCTTTTCCATAAGCACTCTTCAATACATCAAAAATAGTCTTTGTTTTGTCATCATCAACGATAGAATCAGCGTGGTCTGGGAAAGCCTTACGCATATACTCTACTTTATCACTAGGATTTAGTGGATTTTTCTTAGAATCTTGAGTTCTTGAGGGGTAAATCTTGTATTCTCCACCCTTTCCAGCAGTTTTACTGATGGTATTCATCAGTTTTTCATGTCCGATTGTAGGTGGATTGAACCTACCAAACCCAACAGTCAACTGTTTTTTCTCTTTATTTTTTTCTGGTTTAGGTGTTTCTTGTTTAGGTTGTGCAAGAGTTTGTGGCTCTATCTTTTTACCTAAATTACGATTACCGAAGAACTTAAGTCTTCCATTTACTGTTTTTGCAACTAATTTACCCTGTTTATCGTACCAATCGCCATGGCCATTACCACTCAAACCCATATTTTTGGCTTGAGATGACGCTTGCGTCTCCGCTTCAGAAATAAATTGTAAAAATGATTTCATCCGTTTTCCCAGTCTTTAGCTGCGGTGAAGTTGGCACGACTAAACTCTCTTCTTTTCACTAATTTTAATGCGCCTCCAGAAGAAATAGCTACAAACCCTTCGGGTGCAGTAACTTCATAACCATTTTCAGTTTTTAAAAAAGTTTTTATGTCTTTAACTTTTTCTAACCTAGAAATGATCATCTCCTTAGCACTAATTAAGTTCATGTAAGAAGCAACAGTAAAATACAAAGATCTTGAATTGTTTTTAAGAAACTGTCTTCCGTCTTTTTGTATCTTTATATATTTATCCTGTGTAGATTTAGTTTTCTTTGATGAAATTTCTTCATCTAATCGAGTCAAATAATAATTAATAAAACCATTTTTAGTTTTTTCTGCATCAGTAATTGCAATTCCTTCACGTATAAATGTATTCATGAATTGTTTGAACATCATATTCATCATAAATCTACCTTCACCATATTCTTTTATCTCATTCAAAAATCCACTCGCCTGTCGTAAAGATCCTTCTGCTTTATTCACTGCAGAATTGTATTTTGTAATTTCTGATTGATTCATTGTGGCTGCACCAGTTACATCAGTAAATGTAGAAGAAAATACAGCGACATCAGAATTACTTTTCATAGTAGGAACTCCAAAACTTACGTTCATATTAGATAAACTATCACCATCATAAGCAGTATGAAATACTATTCCAATTTTAGCTGATTTAATTTGATCACCCATAGGAGTTCCAGTTGGAACTGCATATGTAATTGTATTGGGTTGAAATGTTATACACTCTTCTCCACCAATTTGTTTTGTAGATTTAGATTCTGATGTAAAAAGAAAATCTCCCTGTACAACACCAGATATACCTAGTGATGGGAGATATGTCAGACAATCTTTTAATATTTTTGAAACGCCTGGCTGATTTTGATACTCACCTATGATCTGATTCTTTGAATACATTATCTTTGGATTTGTTTTATTAAAAACAGATTTAGTACCAACAAAAAAGTATCCTGTAATAGGATCAGTTCCACAAACTATAGCAGGAGCTCCATCCCACTTAGTGGTAATATTAACAGATGAATTAGGTTCTGTTAACATCTTACCAAGTTCACGTAACATCTTTATAGAATTTAAACCACCAGCCTTTCCCTGATTTACAATATCATCTTCAAGGTGTTCCAAATGAGTATTTTTTGCCATCTAATTTGAAGCTTTTACATGAACTGCGGATACAGGTGTTTGAGAACTAGCATAAAGATAAATGTCTCTTGCAGCCTCATCTGCTGCAGTTTCTTTACCAACTTTTATTTTCTTCAATTGTTCAAAACCACGAGCCAAATTAAAAGCAAGAGTCTTAGCATACCTATATGATCTTGTATCATCTGTCTTAAGATTTTCACCACCATTTGCAATCTCACCTACTATAGCAGCCTCTTCATCATCTGGTTTTAATAAATTAAATTCTTTCATACTTGCATATAGAGCTCTTGATATAGCACTAGTTTTTCCAGCATCACCAGCGTCTTGCCAAGATTGAACATTATTAAATCCTTCTCCAACACCTACGAGATTTTTTGAATCTTTACCACCTATTTTCCCTGCAGCTGCACCAATTCCTTTTAATTCACCTTGAAAACTACCACTTGTACCACTAAAATTTCTATACTGTATTTCTATTCCATTTCCCAAACCAAAATACAGATCTTTTGACCATTTACTGAATTTAACTATACCTTCATATTTACAGTCAAGACCACGTTCTGCATATGCATTTATGTTTATTGGTTTCAAAGAACCACCACTAACAGTTTTCTTTAAAGATACACCTATTAAATTTTTTTCATTATATTGTTTCAGTAATTCTGAATTAAAATTTAATACACGACCTTTTGCATATGACAATCTGAAAGTATCATAATCAAAACCTTTACGAACCATCCATATATCTGCAGGGTTCCACTTGTTTTCGTCCTGTGGAACAGAAATGTCGTTAGTTGTATCCTTTTTTACTATCTTATATCCTTCATTTATGATTGCATCAATACCTATTCCTCTATGGAATTGATATTCTCCTTTTGTACCACCAAATTGTGTGTACAACATGTTTGCAATATTGAATGAAGATTTTTTCCAATCTGGATCTAAACTTGTCATTTCATCAAGAGTGGATGTAACTTGAATATATTTTTGAGCTTCTACAAAATCTTTTGCTGCTATTTTTTCTTCTGTAAAATCTTTTAATTTTCTACCATATACATTAAAAGCGAGAGATGCATATAAACATTGTGCAGATTCAGCTATGTCTGTCACATTTGCACCACCACCAGAACCACCACTCGATGACTTAACTATTATCCTTACCACTTTTTTAGCATCATCACCTTTATAATCCAATGATATGTCTATTCTATATGGTTTTTTACTTTCTTCAGTTGTAATATTGTATCTTCTTCTTGATCCAGCGTATGTTTGTTCTTGTAATTTTTCTGCAATACTATTGAGCGTTATCCATCTTTTTGCAGCTGGTACAGCAACAGATAACGTCATGACTATAGAAGATCTATCACTTGAACTCATACTTAAAGCCTCAAGTGATTCAAAATAATTACAACCCTCACTAGTGAGAACAGCTGTAATGTTCAATAATATATTACTAACTTTGGTATCAGTAATGTTAAACATTTATTTTGGGGATGCTCTTCCCTTTATTTATCTATCGTCAGCTGATCTGTTCTCTGATTTATAAACATCAAACTCTCCGCCTGGATATCTCTTCTTCAATTTATCTACATTCTTTGCGACAACATCTTCAAGTGATACATCAAGTGCAGAACAAGCTTGCATTACGTACCACATAGCGTCACCCAACTCAATAATAAGATGTTCTCTATTGTCGTCGTTCCAAGGCTTACCTTGGAAAAC